GGCCACTATAGCACACATTATCTGTTGGTGTACATGGAACATTACAAGGATCTACAACAGGAGCGTAGTTAGGTTGATTGCAACAAGACATTATATAATTATTTTAAACTATTAAGGAATATACATGATGTAGTAACAACCAAGACCAGGTTGGAAGTTAGAGTGAGCTAATCCTCCTCCTGTAGAAGAAATTGCTTTATCAGTAATGGTGATACCAGTTGTTTTGGAGTTAGTGATTCCAATATCAGGAGTTCCTGCTGCACCAGCTAAAAGATAACTAGAATTATCACCATAAGTCTTTTCTTTGGCAATTGGAGTGGTTGCTGTAATAGTTACACCAGTTCCTGATAATACTGTAAAGTGGGTGTGTCCAGGATCACTAATTTGAGGATCTGTTGTGTGCGTGTGAGCAGGAATCTGAGCAGTGGTGAGTACAATAGAGTTAGCTCCTTGTGCCCCTAATAATGTATAAGTGGGATTTCCAGCAACCGAAGGATTAACAGCAGGGTTCATAGGTCCTCCACCCATGGTGTTATCTGTAACACCAACACCTACACGCCCTCTTTTATCAGGGGTACCATTGTTACCATTACAGAGGTAGATTTTATCCCAAGCACCAAGACCTTTACCACTGGTATCAAAGTTACCACTTATTGTACCATAGTATTCAACAACAGTGAAAGGCACCATTCTATCCTTGTAGGAAGCAGGAGGAGCAGGTGGTGTACAAGCTGCCACCAAAGCACAGAGCTCTGACTTCTTTACATAATTAGTTTCAACATCCAACACAAATGCATCAAAATCAACAATGTGTGCACAAAGCTTTGTAATTACTGCCTGAAGGATGGCATGAGTTCCAGAATTAGAATCTACACCAGTGAGACATCCCACCGTGTAAGGTCCTTCTAGTGCAGCAAAGTCACCTTCTAGTGTAGTGAGTCGTGTGTCAAGCTCACAAACAGCCTTGATGATGGCACTAATTACATTGGGAAGTGTAAGGTCTTCACAAGCAACCAGGTTTTTATTTACAATATCACATATGATTGCGGGGTTGATGGTCAAGTTGATTCCTGTACCATCTAGTGTAGAGGTGAGAAACTCAATCAGTGCTTGTTCAACATACGAAAGAGAATCACCATTTTTGATTCCTAGAATGGCAACATCAACTCCTGTATATCGTACGCATTGATCGGAAACAATCTCTGCACATCCATTAAAACAATTAGAACAAGACATTTATTTAGAATTTAGAATTTTAACTCTGCTTGCAATCATGTTTACAGTGAATGCAGCGGCATAATTTGGATTACAAAGTTTGTAAACAAGAATTCTCCTGTAGTTGAGCAAGTCTAACATTGCTCCTCCAGGTACGGGTTGGTTCAGAATGTAAACAATATTGTTGTATAGATTACCTGCTAGATTGGCTAGCTTACAATCTATTTCAGCAATAAGTGCAGGAATACTAGCGCACTCTGGACAGCTGGTAAGCCTTGGTGATAACATTTGTTATAATTTTTCGTCCTTGTTTAGTAGCTGCATTACACAGTCCACAAAGACCGTTAATCAATTGACATCCACACCCAACGTTAGCTCCACAATTTCGACACTTTGCCATATTAGTAGAAGTTTATTACGTAGTTATTTCCAGAGCATCCGCAGTTGTTCTTGAGGAAGTTGTTAAGCATCATGTCAGCTTGATTATACAACTTCATAGCCTCATTCGTAGCACAATTGTTAGCTGCAGCTATAGATCCTTGGATGAAGAAGTATATGGAGGTGAGGTCCACCTTAGCTTGGGTTTTGATAGCTCTATCACATTCCATCATATCAAGCTTCATGAAAGCGTTATCAAATTTCTCTTGTAGCTTATCCACACGCATGATGGACTTCTCTACGAAGTTTTTATATGCAGGGGCTACAGAATACCTTAAATGATAAACCCCGTCAGGTAGTGGTTGGTCCACTCCTACAGGGCTAAGTCCTAGATTTGATGTAGTGAATACATTAAAGTCATTAACACTGAACGGTTTAATCACCACTCCAAAACCAGGAACATTGATTTCAATAGTTGCTCCAGAAACAACAGGGGGATCTGTAGGATAGACAGATGCATCAGCAACACCTAGTGTTTGTACATTGTACGTAGGAATTACTAATATATCTAATTTTATATCTGTCATGTTGCTTCAAATAAATAAGCCAGAGGATCTGAGTTTGTATCCTCTCACCTCTGGCTTAGGTTAATATAATATTTGTATCTATTCTACTATTACGGAATCAGAGTTGATGTGGTAGTAGTAGAAGGCCATACAGTGGTGGTGGTAGATGTAGTGGTGATACAAGAGTTATCAGCAGTTACAGCGCCCAGACCAGCAACAAGAACAGCCTCAATGAGTCCACCGATAGGATTAGCAGAACCATTGCTTTGTGTTTGAGGAACAGCAAGGATTACAGTGCTATCTTCATAGATGTAGTCACCCCACTGATACTCAGACTTGTTATACTCGTTGAACTTGATGTAATAACTGTCATAAGTAACACCGTCACTTACCCAGCTTTCAAAGTTCTCGTTGTAGCCATTCATTCTGTAGAGGTGCTTCAAGTAACCAGCTTGGTAGCTGTAGAAGTTCTTCTCCAGTTGAGCAATCTCAGCAGAAGTACCAACAGCGTAAGAAGAACGCTGGATAATCACTGGATCAGCTACAGTGTTACAAGGATCTGCTACAATGAAGTCAGCAGTTGTTGCAGGTCCACTAAACACGAATGTACGGAACCACATACGGTCATACTCGAAAGGAAACGCTGCTACATCACAAGGCTGACCATATTTGGTAAGAGGCTTACCAGTGATACGCAAGAAAGCGTTTTGGTCGTTACCAATTCTCTGGAACTGATAGAAGTCAGAGAAAGTGATGTTGTCAGGATTGTTACCAGGAGCTTGATAGTTCAAATGAATGATGATGTCATCAATCAAAGCAGGTACATCCACGATATCACAAGGATCACCACCGCAATCGCAACAAGGTGCATTTACAGTTACTGAACGAGTGAAACCGTTGAAATACAGGGTATCCAGGTAGCTAGAGTGAGCACGAAGTGTTAAGGTAACAATGTCACCACACTGTACGTTCCAGTTTACCACATCTGTAACCTGAGTTACAGGAGTAGGACAACCTTGTACTTTGTACCACTGAGTCACGTTGCTGTTGCAACCAGTTCCTGAGGGGCAGCCTTTAATTTTATCTGAACGCTTAGAGCCTTGCAGATAAGTGTTTGTACGGCCCTGCGCAATATAGAAATAGGGAGCTGCAGCGATATTCGCAGCAGTGGCAAGTGTGTAATCATTTCTGAAGATACCCACCTGGCCAGCGCTCAAGTTTTGCGTAGATCCAGAGCTAGGAAGCGCAGTTTGTCCTACTGGTACTACGAAGAGCGTAGTTAATGAAAAATCAGCCATTTTGCTTTATTTTAGGTGATTAAAAAATATTTATTCGTTTGTCTGAATTCTGTATATCGAGTTTTGTACAGCGGATTGATTCTCAGTGTACATTGCTAGGTTTTGTACTGTTAAGTCTAACAGTTCATCCTCCAGATAAAGTTCAAGTTCGCAATCTTCGTCAAATGATGGTTGGCCATCTAACATTACATATCCTGTCTTATTGATATACTTAGGATATCTCATGTAAGACATATATATCTTACTAGGAGTGAAGGTACCATCTGTGAAGATGGATATTTCATCTGTCGAAAGGAAGTTGAAAGTCTCTTGATATTCAAAAGAAGGCTTATAGTGAGTGTTGTTCAAAATGAACTGTAAGTCACCGTGCTTAGCCAAGTCCCTGTTAATCCAGATCTTTCTGTCCTTACACACCCCTTTGTCAGCTAGTACATATGCATCAATATAGAACATGTACTTAGGAACAAGTAGGTGCAGATTAGCAAACCATTGATTTAGTTCAGCGTTCTTGAGGGTGAGATCAAGAGGTTGACTGTTGTAAGTGACCACTAAGCTTTGGAGGTCCTCATAACGCTTCTTAAAAGCATCGAGTCCCATCCCACTCACCACACTAAAACCATCAACCTTTTGTTTTATCAGCTTAATCTGGGCCTCATTGAGAGCCAGAATTTTATCTTCTAAGTTTATTTGCTGGTGTATGTTGGTCGATAGTTTATTTAGTTTTTGGTCAATCTTATATAATAAACTATCTACTGGTATCATAGAGCAGCTAATTTCTTAGTTTTCAACTTACCTTCGAGAGTGAGGAGCAAGTCCTGGTTATCATCGTCAGCAAGCAGCTTAATCAAATCATCTTCGTCCTTAGCTACTTCAAACTCACCCTCATAAATTTTACCATTTGGTCTTGCCCTATAGATAGAATGTGTGAGAGCTTGTTTCACTAAGTCCTTGATATGGAGTAAGTTATCCTTCATATCTGCAAAGCGTGTGAACACTTCGACAGGATTTAACCCTTGATACTTACCGTTTTTAAACTCGGTTTGTTTGAGGACATTATCTACAAGGTTGTAAACAGCTTCCTCTTTAGTATCATCAGTTACAGGTAAGCCCAACAAGCGAGCCACTTTTCTTTTTCTCTCAGGCGTCATAGTGTCAAACTTGACAATAGCCTTGTTGATAAGTTGCTTCTTCTTGAACATCACTGCGTTTTCAATATCCTCGTCAGCCACATAAAACTGTGTATCTGCAGGAAACTCACCACGCTCCCAAGCTTGATAAGAGCTTGCAATTGTGGGGTGAACACGCAACCAAGAGAAGGCTAATTCCTGAAGAGGAATAGAAAGATCAAAGAAGTTGTCTCCATCTAACAGCTTTACAGGCTGTACGTGCAATGAATCATTTGAAGATGTAGACATTCCATAGTTCCAGAAACTAGAACGAGGACCTAAATCAACATCACCAAGTGCAGCTTGTAGCTTATTTTTAAGATTTGTTACACGCTCAGTTTCCATCTCTCTTTCAAGAGGATCAGAGATTCTGCGTATGTAAGCAGCCTCAGGATCAATACCTGTACGATACTTACCATCAAGTTCTTTGTAAGGATACTTAAATACCCCTGTTCCAGGGATACGTGTAAGCCCTCTTAAAGAAAGGCCACCTTGCATTGTTTGAAGTTGAGAGTTGTTATACTCCTTCTTAAGTGTTGAGATTTTACCTAACTTACCCATATGTAGTTTATTTATTTGGTTTATTTGCAGAGATGTGAGGACCGAACCTCATGGCAATTAAGAATTCTCCTAATTCCCATCTCTGTAGTTTGAGAAGAGCACCCCCACCCTGAAAGTGGGGGGCGATCTCTTCTCGGTAGGTTATAAGAACAGCGTGAGCTGTAGTCTTATTAGAATTGTGGGATTTCTTCAATCAACACTGTACGAGACAGGTCCTCAATGAATACATCACAACGATCCTTCATCCAGATTTCGTATCCTGGGAATTTGTTCGCAGAGCTCATACCCTGAGACTTAGCAAAGCCTAAGTGGTGGCGAGTTCCATCGATATATCCCCAAGTCATAGAAGGAGCACCCTTCATACGCACCTCACGGATGTTATTAACCATAGAGCCATCAGACATAGGACTTACGTCAAACACCATGAATACAGGAGTTGACTTCTTGTTCTGTCCAAACTCTAGGTTAGATTGAGGAAGGTCAAGTTCCTTCAGGTGAATCAGTTCAACACGACCAGTCTCACGAGTTACCATTGCATCGAATGCAAAGTTGTAAGTGATGTGTTGTCCTTCTCCCTGCATGTAACGGTTTCCGCTATCAGCCATGAAGGTAAGACCGCTATTCAAAGCGTCTGTCTTCAAAGCTTGTTGGAACACGTCAAAACCTGCTTCGTTAGTGTACATTTTAACACGACGGTCTTTAACATCCACACGACGATAGAACAGGTCACCAAACACAGAACGAATCAGGTTGGCAGTAAATTCACCACGGTTGTATTGAACCAGGTTACCGTTGTTACGCATGCGGTGATAAACACCAGCAGATGTACGCTTAAGTTCTTGCTTAGATCCGTTGGTCTTTACAGTACCAGGACGAGACCAAATCATACGCTTAACTTTCAACTCAAGCATAGACTTACGCATCCAGAACTCAATAAATGGCTCCCACTTAACATCGTTACGAGTTAAGGGAAGTTGGTTACGACGCTGAGGTGCATATACAAGGATATCCAAAGGACGTCCTGCAGAGTCACGCATCATTTTGTCATCAGCCCACTCAGTGATTTTGTGCTCAAAACCATATGCAGAACCCAAAGATTCAAACATAGTGATTTGCTCACCCAAACGAGGAAGACCTAACAAATCTTGATCGAACTCACCAATTGCAGCATCAACCAACTCAAGCTCGATACCTACTTGTAAGAAGGTAGAACTTACGAAGTCTACAGTTGGGTTGTCTGTAACAAGTGTGAAGCTATAAAGGAATCCCATGTTCCAAGGAACGGGGTCCTTAATAACATAGAAGCGAGGACCATACTGACGAGAACCTACAGACACAATAGCGTTCTTAGAGAACTCATTAGTGTCGAGGACCAGTTGGAACTCTTGACCATCGATACCAGGCTTGCTCAACTCAAGAGTTGAGTTAGGTACGTCGATGATTTTGGGGAATTTGTAGGGAACAGCTACTTGCCATTTCCAAGCATCGCTATTATTATCAATGTAATAAGGCGTGCTTTTGTTGATCATGTCGAGAAAGTCATTGCTGTACAGAGAGCTCTGTGTATAGAGGCTGATGATTTTCTTGTCGTAATCAGCAGGCTCAGTTGAGTGAAAGCTCTCCAGGTGGTTAGCGTCAGTTAGCTTACCTACAGCACGCTTGTCCATAGAAGCGACACGAGCATACGTGAAGCCAGTTAGACCTGGGATTGTTTGAATTGCCATTTTGTTATCCTTTTGTGTTTATGAAAAAATTATAAAAACCATGAATTTTGTTTAGAAGGCTGAGAGCCACCGCTAGTTGTTGACTTAGTTTTAGTCACTTGTCTAGCCACTTCCCCAAACAGCTCGTTTGATTTCTTAGAAACGCCTGTTCTTTGGATGGTAGATAGTGTAGGATCTTTTTCCAAGATCTTAAGTAGCAATGCAACCTTCACTTTAGTTGCATGGTTTTCAGGTCTTTTCAACTCTAAGATGGTACGATCAAAATCTGTGAGAGTTTCTCCTGATGCTGTTTTATACTTATCTACCAGCAGGAAGTCTTGTAGTTCGTTTGCCAACTTAGGGTTGATGGGTATTCCGTCAAACTCCTTAGATTTCAGTTTATCCTGAAGGACTTGCTGAACGTTATTAATATACTGATTCTTGACAGCTTGTTTCTGTTGTAGCTCCATTTCAGCCTTCTGCTCCATTTGGGCAAGCTTTTGGGCTTCCTTCTTAACCAACACCTTGTGGTGTTTTGTTGCTACACTTTCCAGATCACCGTAGTTTTTGAGTCTTTCAACTTCTGTATTGATGTCTTCAGGCTCAAACCCTTGATCAGCTAGAGCTTGCTTAATGACTGACACTTGATTGTTCTCTTGTGACAAGTCCATATCAGCGAAGCTTACAACATTGTTATATGTACCAAAGTATTCCTTTGGATTAACACCTTTTACGAATATAGCATCGAACGCTTGTTGATAGTCTTCACCAAACTGACCAATGAAGCTCTGTACCATTTCAACAGCTCCTTTCTTCTTCTCACTTTGGAAGCGTTCAAGGAACTCTTCAGGAGTGGAGATGTTAATCTCTTCTTCATCCTCATCCTGTGAAAAGACACCTAGTTTGAAGAGGTCACGAGACAGAGCTGTGAATTGACTCACTTGCTCATCTACTTCTGTATTTTCATCAGCGTTAGCTTCTTCTGTTGTAACAGGTTTAGCTTCTGCAGCAGGTTTCTTCTTAACTGGTTGAGGATCAGCTTCTTCTGCATCACCCTCATCCCCAGCGTTATCTCCTAGGAAGCTAGAAATCAGGTCTTGACCTGAAAGGTCTTTACCATCTTCTTTAGGGACAATCTCTTTACCCTTTGGAACATCTGATGTTTTTGGAGCTTCAGGGGGTGTAGCCTCTTTTACAATTTCCTGAAGTTGATCAGGACTGCTTGTAGAGGTTTCAGGAGCTAAAAGGTCATTCAGAAGCTCCGTACCACCAGGTCCCATCTCCATAGTGTTCTCAATACTAAAGTTGCCAAATGATGGCGTCTCAAGGTTCTCAGCCATATGTAGTTGTTTTTGATTGGTTTATGTAATGTAAAAGTATATAAAGGTTATTGAATAACAAAGAGTTATGCCTCTATATCAGCCATTTTTGCAGATAATATAGCATTAATGTAATTCACTCTAACTAAATCACTTTAATTCCACCCACCTAAAACCCATCTTCCATAGAAATCTAGCTGTTTTGGAAGACTCTTTATTCACCTTGGTCTCTGACCAATCAGGGTGTTTTAAATGGAAATGCTCATGGAGGGCAGTGAGTAAATACCTATATCCAGTGAGTCTTACATCTAATTCTATTTTGTTTTCATCATCCCAAGCAAGTCCATGGGCTTTTTCTCTACCTAATTTACGATGTTCTACCTTGTGTGGGTTCTTTATTTCCATATTGACTTGCTTCAAATATTTCTTTAAGTGCTTGATAAGTAATGAGTAATGACATCCTTTTTATCTTTTCCACCATCTCAGCCTCATCCTCAGACAGCAAGACAGTGTCCATGTCCTCAATCACACCCATAGCCTGTATGCAGGCTGTGATGTCTTCATGAGGGGTGGGGTCAAACTCTAGGGTGTCATCCAATATCTCGTTGATATCCATTATTCTTTCTTAGGTTTCTTTGCTCTTCCCTTTGCGTTTTCTTTAGCTATGGCCAGGTCATTTTTCTGATTCTCTCTAGCCACTTGTAGTTTTTCTCTTTCTATAGTTAACTTATCTGCAGCTAGTCTATTTTTAGTATTAATCTCAGCCATTTTAACATCAAACTCTTTTGTGGCTTTTGATTGTTCATTAGCTAACTTACTGATTTCCAATACGTCAGGAACACCACTTTCATCTACGTCTGTAAGTCCCATACCCATAGATTTAGCCTCAGCATTTATCAAAGCAATCTCTTTCTTATTGATACGGTCTAGTTCATTCTGATAATTCTCGTTAGCTATCTCTTGCTCTTTTTGTAATTGAGCTTGTTGAATCTGGGCTTGTGCAATCTGACCCTGTTGTTCCACCTGCTGCTGTTGAATTTGCAGCTGTTGCTCTTGCATAGCCTGTTGTCTGTCACGGAGCTCCTTAAACACTTTCTTCATTTGTCTCATGGACTTAGTGCTATACAGCTCAATCACATCATACAGAGATCCACCGTTCTGCATCAAAGGCTGGGCCAACTGACGAAGCTCATTGAACATCTGTGTATCTTCAGGACGATTTGTCAAGAATACCTTCAGGTCACGGAACTTTAAGTCAGTTCCATTAACAGATACAAAAGCTGATTCACCCTCGCTAGTGATATAGCTAAGGGTGGACTGGGGCTTCTTGCTTTCTACATACAGGGCAGCATCAATAATGGCTTGATAGAGCTGACCCATTATATATTCATGAGCTACAAACCAAGGTTCTGTTTGAGCATAAGATTGTTGAATAGCTGTTTGTGTACCTGTTGCAGATTCACTTGCTGTTACAGATCCTAAACGTTGTCTACTCATACCTACAAGCTCCCAACATTCATTCTTTAGCTGTTGCGCTAAGGTGTAACGAGACTGGATCTCCTGAGTTCTGGTGAGGTCAATGTCCCTAAACTGATTGAATGAGCTGGGGCTCTTTAGGTTTTCAGGACTGTCATCAATAAACACAACACCACGGTTGCGAGCTTCCATTTCCCAGATGTCTAATGCATCCTGAGCATCACCATCCTTAGGAACAGGAACGTGTCTGATGGATGTCAAATACACCTTACCCACTTCCTTCTCAAGAAGTTTGTAAAGCTGGTTCATACATACATTGTACAGCACCTGGAAGGGTTTCATCAAATCTACCAGAGATTTAGCCTCTGTATTCTTCACTTCGTAAGTAATACCAATAATAGGGCAATAATTAAGAAGCTTGAATGGTTTAACATGGTAGATGTCTGGACCAATCTTTGTACCCTGATACCATTGATTAATCCATCCCCACTCTAAACTCTGTTGTGTAGGAATGGTTCCAGACTTATAGTTCTCATCTACTAATATTGATTGCTCATTACCTATTTCATCTAAATAGATTAATTTACCAATCTTCTTCTTACTCAGCCAATAACAACGAACAACAACATACTTATATCCAAAGGAGCTCACATTAGATGTAAGTCCTAAGAAGTCTTTTAAACCATCACTATTCTCCTTCATTTCTGATTCAATAATCATACGTGTCTGGAGGACAAGAGGGTCAAATGTATCATACATTACAGAGTCTATACCAGGAATAGCGTTAGGATTACCTAGATTGGACTCACGTACATTAATTAATCCATAGTCTTGAAGAGATGAACGAAGGTGATCAATCTCTTCTTTGGTGAGGTCAGGGATGCTTTCAATGATTTCTGAAAGCTCCATAACTTGTACTGTACCAGCGGCATAAGCCCCCTGAGCTCTACCTGTAGGATCAGAGATATACTTTCTATCAGGAGTTGTAAGAAACCAAGTGTTCTTAGGGTTAGCCACCTCAACGTTAAATCCAAGTTTTGAGTTGTCTTCATATATATGATAGAATTCTCTTCCAGAAATTAGCATATCACGAAATGCATCTTCTGATTTCTCCTTCAGATTGAATTCAGCCTTTTGACATGTAAGAACGTGATTAGCCCACTTCTCAGCTACAGATGTATAGCTGTCAAGAACATCTTTAACATCTTCAAAACTCATCTCTTCAACTTCCTCTTCAGAGAGCTCTTCTCCTTTTAGAGAAGCCTTCATCAAAATCTGTTCTCTTGCTTTACCAATAATGTATTGTTGAAGAAGTTCTGTTTTAAATTGTAACTCTTCAGACTTACTATCATCATCAAATGCTTTCACCCTGAATGTATCAGGACGCTTGCTTATTTCACCCACTAATTCGTTGACAGGTGTGGTGATGATGGAATACATCTTTACATATGCAGGAAGTTGTAAGTCAGCTGTAAGCACGTCTGTAAATGAACGCACTTGTGGCTCCTGATAGAAATCTTCCATCCTTAGGATACCTTTCATTAAGTCGTAGTTCTTTACAAACGTGTCACGGTTCTTTACAAACTCAGCATAAGCCTTGTTTGCAAAGTAGTCCATGGTGTTTTTGATCCAGCTCTCGTCTTGCTTCTCTTTATCAGTTTTGAACTGGTCAGGGAAGATATTAAGATAGGCATACCTAATGGTAGCATCTTTGGTATATCTAATAATAGCCATTATATAAACAATTTACTTTTTTTCCTTGGGAATAGTCCTCTTGATTCTGTGAATAGCTGGTTTTTCTTATTTGGTCTAAAGAACGCTTTCATTCTTTCATCTCCTGATCCCCCCACCTTTCCAAGTATGGGATCCATTTTAAGAGCTTGTGCAATAGCTAGTTCTGCAGCTACAATACGGTCAAAGTTACCCTGGTCATTATACTGAATTATCTCTTCTAGTAGAACAGGATCAAATATCTTTGACACGCCTAACACCTCTTTAATAATGTCACCATCTTCGTTCTTCTCTTGATACACAATAGCCTCCATATACTTCTTGAGACAGTTGTGCAGATAGTCTCTTATCTTATCTGCTGAGCGGTGCACCCCATACTCACGTTTGACGGTGGTACCAGGCACCACTTCTTTCAACCATTCAGGTTGTTTCTCAAGGTAGTGTGCATCTCCTTTAGCTTTCATATATTCAATAAAGGAGATGTCATCATTTTCACAAAGTGTACGTGCATTGTAATACTTAATAAGAAGTCGAGCTTGTTCTTCCCAGGTTTCCTTCTTATCAGGTCGAGCACAATACGAAGCTACGAACATATCTTGGTATTTCTCACCAGTTATGTCGTGCATTCTTTTATAAACGTACACAGACCCTAATGATGTAGAATAAGCAGCTTGTCCTTGTCTATAAGGGTCAACCCCTGCTACATAGAGTCCGTATGGTGGGTTTTCTAAAGGAAACTCATATATCACTACAGGAGCATCCTTCAAATCACTGTTTTTAAGAGGGAAGTTGGTGATGGGTTGTTTATCTGTAAACTCATGACTAAGTTTCTCTCCATCATGAAACAGTATAACAGGTGTACCTGTGCGTTCTTGACCAATGAGTCTAGCTTTTTGACGTTTAGCTGCCTCAATATCAAATATGTTTGTGTCCTCATTTAGGAAGATGTCATCCACCTCAAGTGGGTAGTACATCTTCTCTTTTAGATAGGCCACCCTATCTCCAGCCTTCTTAAGGCGTTCTAGATTACCCTCTGTGATTTCTTTAGCCTTATCCTCATTACTCACCAGCATCCTTACATTATGTAGGTCGCTGTCTTTGGGCTGATCTAGAAATGCTCCAAGTGTACTTTCTTCCTTAGCCTCCATTCGATATTTATACGAAATAAACAGGCCATGAATACGTTTCTCATCCTTTTCATTGTTGTATGTAAGGAAGTTAAAGTTGTCTACATCAAACATCAGACTCTTGGCATCCATGAATCGCTTCATATCACCACCAGTACCTGTAAGAATTGGAGAGCACCCCCATCCATAAGGGGTGGTAAAACCTGGCACAGCTGCCTGAAAACCACGAAGAAAGTTACCCTTTCCAATCTCATCTATAATTAGTTTACGTGGTTTAGTACCAGCAATAGCTTCCTCGTTATTTCCCTCATCTAGGTTACGGATGAGTATCTGGGAGAACGGTATACGCTCTCCTGATTTGGTCTTAATAC